TCCAACTTCTTCAAGTAAGCCTTGCGCTTGTGCTCGACGAGGAGCAATTGGTTTGGCTTTGGTAGGAAGAACGTGTTGGAAAATTTCGTCATCAGAATCGGAGAGAGTGCGTTGTGGTTTACGCATTTCGCGAGGTTGGGTGCGAATGTATTGACCACGATTGTCTTTAACGTAAATTGATTCGACTAGAGCCGCATCAACGCCTTTGTGGGTCTTGAGATATTCTTCAAACTCACGAGCGTATTTGATGATATTCGACTCAAATTCGACAGCGGAAGAGAATTTGGTTCCTCCAGGAATTGGGATCTTGAATTCGGAACCAACGATACTAGCGTTGACTTTAAATGCGACAGAACTGGTTCCACCGGTAACTGCTTGGAGTTGGTTTAAAACAGAAACTTGGATGTAACCTAGCGCATCAGATCCCGACTTGAGGTCGAGATAATCTTTGTAGTGAAGGTATGGAATGTGAAATTCCACAACGGACCCATTGGTTGGGTCGAGAAAAGCGTGTTGTACTTGGACACAAGTTGAAAGCGGGATGCCGGTTGTTGGGATCGACATAACACTTTTTGAACGTTGGAACGGAAAATAGGCAACGAGCAATCTGCCCTGATAGAATTTAGAGGCGGAAAGCTCAAAGCGAACTTTGATTCCACCGCCGGTCCCAACACGCCAGTATTGAAACCGAGTGAAAGGAGTGGAAGAGATGTTGTTCTGAAGAAGATCAGAAATTACTTCAGCGGTGAAAAGAACAGTGGTGACGGCTTGGGTTAGAGTCCAATTGACGTCAGCGACATGGTTCCAGCGAGAAAGCATGTCGTCAAGCGTCCATGGTTTTTCACCAAGGTGACGCTGTGCTCTTTCGGTTTTTGTGATGGTAAAACCGTCCTGAGCTGGGATGATTTGTACTGCATTTTGCTCAACTAGGGTAACACCCTGGTTGGATTGGGAAACGTTGACTGAGTCCGACATGTTGGTTTGACAAACCCGGGCGCTATCTTTATCATTTTGATACGCATATGGTTTGTTGTCTCCTTGAGCGTAAGCCCGAAGGGGGGGTCGAGAGAATCCAAAGAAATTTTCGTCATTTTCGATGACGCCATTGGAAAGAAAAAGTTGCCAGAGCACCTCATAGGTGATCAATTTGGCGTCTGGCTTAATCTTAAGTAGGCGGCGTCTAATTTCGAGAAATTCCTGTTTCGTAAAGAAAAGTGCACTGTAAAGCACACAATTAGCGTTGTCTTGAAAGGCGAGGTGGTCGTCTAAGGTACGGGATTTCCAGTAAAGTTGGTTAAGGAGTGCTTTGCGCTCCATTACTGGAACCCAGAAGGTACCTTTCTTCTGGAATTGAGACTTAAGGAAAGACATTTCCGAGAGGTGTTGCAACTCGTACTCTTTGTCTCCCTTATCGGCGGGCGTGACTTTGATACCGAGTGTAGCCATACATCCCTTAAAAGTGCGAAAATTGAAAAATTCTTGTACTTCGGGGTGCACCATACAAACACAATCATCACCATAGCAGACTAATCTGCAGTAGCGACGAAAGTTAGTTGGATCTTTGTATTTGGTTGGCATAACACAGCACCAAGCGTAGAGAAAATAGAAGGCATTACCATGGTTGTTATAGTAAGTAGTGTAAGGTTGACCTGAGGGGTTGGAACCCAGGGTTTGATACAAAAAGCCATCATTTTCATGAACAGCGTTGTAAAGCTCAGCGACCGCCACACATCTTTCGACAGTGTGGTTATCGGCATAGGCTTCATTGGCAGAATCGGCAAAATCATCACCGACTTCTACTGGAACGGTGCCGTCAAATCCCTCATAATCGAGAGAAAATCCGACATCGCTACAGCCTTGAATGAGTTTTGTTGACATGAGATTCCATTCGAGGGAACCGCGATTAAGTCCTACAGCTGTAGGGAGATCAAAGCGATTGTCTGTAATGTATGAGATGTAGTCAGCAAAAAGCATTCGAGCACAGATCGTGTAGTCGACGGGACCTATGGCAAACATGCGAGAACGTTTAACTGGAAGTTCTCTCCAGTTGAAGGCATCGTATTCCATGAGAGTGGGATCGAGTACGGGACGACATTCGTTGGTCTTGAGAGTGTCAATCCAGATGGTGTCGTACATGTCCCCATTCTTCCAGGCGCGCATTCTTTCGTCAATACGCAGGCGGAGAAGTGGACTAGCCACTTCGAGGAGGCCGGTAGCAGGGTTCGTTTTGAACAGGCTACGCTTTCCATCACCAGAAACCGGGTAGGGAAACCCAGCGCTAGTGGTCATATCCAAGGCATTGATTGAGGAGCCTGGGATTCCATTAATGGCCTCACTTTCAGTGAGAAGACGAAAGTTGCGTTTGATCTTGTGGTGATACCAATCACGGAGGGCCAAGAAGGCAGACTCCATGTATTCAGGAATAAAACCTCGAGCAGGGTGACAGATTTTGTCGACACCCATGAGGTCTGTTTTCTTTACGTTGCGAGGATCTCCAGAGTGAGTCATAGCAGGACAATGAGCGGGAGGCCCAAATTGTGCACAAACTTCTTCCAGAAATCCGGATGGGACGAGTGGTGAGCGAGAGACATGATAGCCAGGTTTGACGTGACCTAGGACGCGGATAGTACCTTGAAGATACTTTGCTTTTTCAGCAGGTGTCATTTCCGTGTCCAGGGTTTCGTGTTGGGCTATAGCGGGGTTGATGGTGTTGTAGGAATTAAGAGCGGCATACAGATGTTGTTGTGTGATAACTGTTGCGGCACCAATGTTCCTAGCGCGAATACCGGCAAGGTGAATGCCGATAATCTTGCCATCTTGTAAGCCATTTCTGATCATGATGGGACAGCCACAATCTCCACGTTCGGTTGGATACTCATAGTTGAACATTGAGTAGTGAACGATTGAGAATTGCTGTCCGTCCATACCTATATCATAGGTATAACAGATGTCGATGTCGCCGATACGTGTAATACCGGTTTC